CTTTGAAGGATATATAGATAAATACGGAATGCCTGTTTTAAAAACACCTGCTAAACCAATTAAGGGGATTGATGGTGAGTTAATAAAAATAGGAGCGGTAGATTATTGGAAAAACGAAGTAGATTCGTTATCACAAGACGCTGATGCTTTAAATGAATTTTATCGTCAGTTTCCACGAACAGAATCTCATGCTTTTAGAGATGAGTCTAAACAATCTTTGTTTAATTTAACTAAAATATATCAACAAATTGATTATAACGATTCTTTAATTAAAGAGCATTTTATAACACAAGGATCATTCCATTGGCAAGATGGAATCAAAGATTCTAAAGTAATTTGGAGTCCGAATAGAAACGGAAGATTTTTTGTAACTTGGCTACCTAGAAAAGATTTACAAAATAGAGTAGTAAAAAGAAATGGAAAAAAATATCCAGGCAACGAACACTTAGGTTCTTTTGGATGTGACTCTTATGATATTTCTGGAGTAGTTGTTGGTAAGGGTTCGAACGGTTCTTTACATGGCATGACTAAATTTAGTATGGAAGAGTGTCCTAACAATCATTTCTTTCTAGAATATATAGCAAGACCTCAAACAGCAGAAATATTTTTTGAGGAAGTTTTAATGGCGTGTATTTTTTATGGCATGCCTATATTAGTAGAGAACAATAAACCTCGTTTATTATATCATTTTAAAAACAGAGGGTATAGAGGTTTTTGTATGAATAGAGTAGATAAAAGAATAGGTAAGTTATCTAAAACAGAAAGAGAGTTAGGCGGTATACCTAATTCATCAGAAGATGTTAAACAATCACATGCTTCAGCCATCGAGTCTTACATTGAAAAACATGTAGGTCTAGACTTAAGCGGTGAATATAGAGAACAAGATGATATGGGTGAAGTGTATTTTCAAAGAACACTAGAGGATTGGGCAAAGTTTGATATAAGCAATAGAACTAAATTTGATGCTTCTATTAGCTCTGGCTTGGCTATAATGGCTAACCAGAAGCACTTATACACACCGACTAAAGAAAAATCAAAAATAAGCGTTAACTTTGCACGATACAACAACTCGAAATCTTACAGTGAATTATTAAAATAAATGAAAGAAGTAAAGATAAATATTAAGTCTGCTGTATTTCCAGATCAATTCGCTTCAGATGCTCAGAAAAAAACTGAAGAATTTGGATTACAGGTAGGACAAGCTATACAATACGAGTGGTTTAGAAAAGACGGTGGATCATGTAGATTCTATAGTCAATGGACACAATTTAACAGACTAAGATTATATTCAAGAGGAGAGCAGTCTATAGCTAAATATAAAAACGAATTAGCAATAGACGGTGACTTGAGTTATTTAAATTTAGACTGGACGCCTATTTCTGTAATACCTAAGTTTGTTGACATCGTTGTAAACGGAATGTCAGATAGATTATTTAAGGTAAAGGCGTATGCTCAAGACGCTATGTCTGCAGAAAAAAGAAACAAATTTCAAAACATGATAGAAGGGCAAATGATTGCTCGACCTTTGTTAAGTCAAATAACACAAGACTTTGGAGTAGATGTATTTACTGTTCCTGAAGAAACTCTTCCTACTGATGACCAGGAGTTAGAGCTTTATATGAATTTAAAATACAAACCAGCTATAGAAATTGCTGAGGAAGAAGCTATTAATACTTTGTTGGCTGAAAATCACTATGACGATTTAAGAAAAAGAGTTGATTTAGATTTAATGGTTCTTGGTATTGGTATGACAAAACATGAGTTTCAGTTAGGACAAGGAGTTGTTGTAAACTACGTTGATCCTGCTAATGTTGTGTATAGTTATACGGAAGACCCTTATTTTAAAGATTGTTTTTATTGGGGTGAAATTAAAACAGTTCCAATTACAGAGTTAATTAAAATAGATCCTTCTATTACTAATGAAGAAATGGAAACTATTTCTAAATACAGTCAGTCTTGGTATGATTATTACAATGTAGCTCAAATGTATGAGAACAGTATGTTTGCTAAAGACACTTGTACTCTATTGTATTTTAATTACAAAACGACTAATACTTTTGTATATAAGAAAAAAGAAATATCTGAAGGAACATATAAGACGGTAGAAAAAGACGATCAGTTTAACCCTCCAGAAGAAATGATGGAAGAAGGTAATTTTGAAAGAGTAGAAAAAAGAATTGACGTTTGGTATGAAGGTGTTATGGTTATGGGTACTAATATTATACTGAAGTGGGAAATGATGGAAAACATGGTTCGTCCTAATTCAGCAAATCAATATGCTTTAGCTAATTATGTAGCTTGCGCACCTCGAATGTATAAAGGTAACATTGAGTCTTTAGTTAGAAGAATGATTCCTTTTGCTGATTTAATTCAAATGACGCATTTAAAAATTCAACAAGTTGTTTCACGTGTTGTTCCTGATGGTGTATTTATTGATGCAGATGGATTAAATGAAGTAGACTTAGGAACTGGAAACGCATACAATCCTGAAGACGCATTAAGATTATATTTTCAAACAGGTAGTGTTGTAGGCAGAAGCTACACACAAGATGGTGAATTTAATAATGCTAGAATACCAATATCTCAGCTAACCTCTAACAGTGGCGCTAATAAAATGCAAATGTTAATTGGTAATTATAATCATTATTTAGACATGATAAGGCAAGTTACAGGATTAAACGAAGCGAGAGATGGATCAACTCCAGACCCTAATTCATTAGTTGGAGTTCAAAAGCTAGCCGCATTAAACTCTAATACTGCAACAAGGCATATTTTACAATCAAGTTTATACATAACTAAAACTATTGCGGAAGCTCTAGCTATTAGAACAGCTGATATTTTAGAGTATTCAGATTTTAAAGATGAGTTTGCTATGCAAATTGGAAAATACAATGTCGCTATCATAGAAGAGATTAAAAATTTATATTTACACGACTTTGGTATTTTTATAGAAATGTCACCAGACGAAGAAGAAAAAGCTATGTTAGAACAAAACATTCAAATGGCTTTATCTAAAGAAAATATAAGTTTAGAAGACGCAATAGATATAAGAGAAATACATAATCTTAAAATGGCTAATCAATTATTAAAAGTAAAAAGAAAAGCCAAACAAGATGCTGAGAATCAGCAGAAGATGCAAGAGCAACAAATGCAAGCTCAAATGCAAATGCAACAACAGCAAGCTGCGGGTCAAATGGAAATGCAAAAAGTTCAACAAGAGCTTCAGGGCAAGATGCAATTAAAACAAGCTGAGATAGGTTTTGAAATAGAAAAACAAAAGAACGA